GTTGGAACATTGCTTGGATTGATTCTTGTAACATCCGCTGCATATCTTGGCTATGTTTATAATGGAATACTTGTGTCATTTATGATTTGTGTGTCATTTGGTATTGGAATGTATCTATTCAAGCACAATGGTTATTTGGTTGATTATACTTGGACAACTCTCGCAGCATTTTTGCCGTGGGTTGGATCAATATTTATGAGATTTGTAATGGAGTTCAAATTGAAGATGCAAATCAAAAAACAATTTGGTACATATTTGTCGCCAGCACTGGTTGAAAAACTACAAAAAAATCCGGGTTTACTTAAACTTGGTGGCGATGAAAGAGAATTGAGCATCATGTTCACAGATGTCCGTGGATTTACATCTATTTCAGAACATTATGGTAAGAATGTACAAGGTCTGACAATGATAATGAACAGATATATGACTGCTATGACAGAAGCCATTCTGAAAAATGATGGCACTCTAGATAAATATATAGGTGATGCTCAGATGGCGTTCTGGAATGCTCCATTGGATGATCCAAATCACGCCAAGAATGCTGTAAAAACGGCACTACAAATGTTAAAGAGATTGGATACATTCAATGAAGAAATATCTAAGGAAGGAGTTCCGGCTTTTGGAATGGGATTGGGAATTAACACTGGGGGCGTCGTCGTTGGCAACATGGGTTCTACTCAGCGTTTCGACTATACTTGTCTTGGCGACCATGTAAATCTTGCTTCTAGATTAGAAGGTCAAAGCAAACCATATGGTGTACGTATTGTTATTGGTACAAGAACATTTGAGCACATCAGAAATGATTATCAATGTTTTGAACTTGATTGTATCGCCGTCAAAGGTAAAAAAGATGGCGCGAGAATTTATACCGTTCTTGAAAATAAATTGAGTGAAAGTCAATATAACACAGTTGTATCTGGTCATTTTGCTTTTCTAAATGATTACAGAATGCAAAGATGGGATAATGCAATATCTCATGCCAATGAACTCATGACACAGAATAAAGAAATGAAGAAGTATTATGAAATGATGATTGAAAGAATATTGGAACTTCGTAACAGCAATCTTGACAAAGATTGGGACGGAGTTTTTAGAGCAACCTCTAAGTAAAATTTTATTATAAAACATAATTATGAAATATATGAAAACAAAACTACTATTAGCAATACTTCCGTTGGTGCTATTGACTTCATGTGCCAACTCTCAAGGTGATGTGTTTGGACGCAAAGCAGATGCTGGTGCCATTATTGGTGGCATGGCTGGAACCGTGATTGGTGCTTACAACGGCAATGCTCTCAAGGGTGCATTGATTGGCGCTGGCGTTGGGTTGGGTGCTGGTGCCATTGCAGATGCCAATGATGCTCGCCAAACTCAAAATGGACCAATGATATATCGCGAACAGCCTGTTCAACAAACAGAAGTTGTTGTGGTTCAACAACCAATTGTGATAGAAGAGCGTGTATGGGTCGGTCCAGACCTATGGGTATACTCATATCATGGCTATAGGCACAATGGCAGAATATATTATCGTGGACACCACGTACCATTTCATCGTCGCCCCGCTTTTAGACGCTAAAAAGTACTATGATTTCATTTCCTAAACCAGAAGTACATCCCAAAGGCTGGGGTACCGAGACTTGGCTAATTAATTGTCCCGATTATTGTTCTAAATTTTTAGATTTTAAAAAGGATTCTCGTGGAAGTATGCACTTTCACGACAAGAAACACGAAACTTGGTACATTTTATTCGGTCAAATTTCCGTTTCGTGGGTGGACACACTCAACGCCCAAAAACATTCTCGCATTATTAGCGCGGGAGAAATGGTAGATATCCCTCGCCTCCAAACGCATCAAGTTCATGCTCTTGAAGATACTCGTATTCTTGAAGTATCTACTCAACATTTTGAAGATGACTCTTATCGTGTAATGGCGGGTGATTCTCAAACACAAATCAAATAGTTGTTATAATAAGCTATTTTCTAAAAAAATATCACTTTTTTAGAAAAAAGTGTTTGACTTTTCATTTTTCATCCATCATAGTTCTATTTATAGATAACAAACATGAACTCGTATTCACACAAATCCCAAAACCTCGCCACTTCGTGGAGTTTGTGCTTTATTACACAACCTACACGTGGAGCCAATAAAGGCGATACAAAGCAGGGTGTGGCATAATAGGAGTTAAAGTTTAATAACTTTACAAAACCTAAAAAGCCCACCCTCCAAAAGAGAGTGGGTTTTTTGTTTTTGGAGTTTTTAGAAAAAAGTTAGAAAAAAAGATTGACAAAATAAAAAAAGTAAATAGAGTAAGCAACATCAAATTTAAGTTAGGTTCTTTTAACAATTCAAATTTTTAGGTTAGGTTAGATGGGTAAAAACGCACCTGTAAGCGCGATAAAATAGCCACCGGACCATTTAGGTACCGTTCTGTGGGAATCAATATCATTATGTAGATTAGAGATAGGTTAGATGAAAACATAATGTGAGGCCGAAGTATATAATGTTATTTATAAAGTTGAAGAAAGAAGCAACAAGACACGTATTTAACGTGTTGAGTTTCTTTCTTCATATGTTCTGCGTGATATACAACCTCCTCGTGGTGCAGAACGGGACAAAATAAAAAAATATTTTGTGCGAATAGTATAGTTAAAAAAGTTTTTATAGATATTTATTATTAACATTAAAAAATATGGAAGATAAAGATATACTCGTTGAGTTTTTAAGAGGCGGATGGATTGTTGCTCTAATTGGAGCACTGGGTATGTTGGCAAGAACTTTCATGGATGGTGTAAAACGTTCTTGTGCAGAACAAATCAAACGAATCATAGCAGCAGCAATATGTTCTACAATAGCATGGTTTATTTTAGAGCAAGTAGAAGTAAGCAGCTTGACAAAAGCAATCAGTTATGGTATAACTGGTGTGATAAGTCCAGAAATCCTTCAAGGTATAACAGTATTATCAAAGAAGTTTGCTAAAAAACCAGAAGATTTCTTGAAGAAAAAATAATTTTTGCGGTAGTAGCTCAATTGGTAGAGCGCCATCTTTCCAAGCTGGATGTTGCAGATTCGATTTCTGTCTACCGCACCATTTGCAAACGCCACATTTTAATAAAAAACATGATAGATTTATTGAACAATCCGAACTACACTGTATATTTATTTATAGGAGAGTTCATATATGAATACAGTAAATTATAAAAAAAGTCCGGTAACAATTTTAGATTTATCTAAGCGAACAGTTCAAAAAATATTAAAACGAGCAAATCTGTCTTGTTCAATTTGTGGTTGGAACCAAGCGTCGTGTGATATACACCACATAATACCAAAATCCAAAAATGGAACTGATCGCATGGAAAACTTAATAGTTATTTGCCCCAACTGTCATCGGTCAATTCACACACACGGAGAAAAGTATATTTCTACCAGTTCACTGAACGAGAAGTCATTAAATCTCACGTTTCCAAATTGGTTAGAATACTACAACCCATCATCTCCTTTGCAGTATAAAATTATTAGAGAGAAGCACGAGCATATGAAAAATTTTTGTGTATGTGGAAAACAAATATCTATTGATAATAGATTTTGTTCTGCAACATGTTCTGGAAAAAACAAAAGAATATTTTCGTTTACGGAAACTGACGTAAATGGATGGATAAAAGATCATCGGTCATTAACTTCGTTGGGAAACTCATTTGGAGTATCTGCAAATGCAATCCGCAAACGTATGCGAAACATGAAACTGTATGATAAATACAAAAATAAAGATTTTCGGCGTGAGGTAGCTGTTGGTTGTGCTGCATCTGTCTGTAAAACAGATCCCTCTGGGTAAACACCACTGGTTCAATTCCAGTCTCGCCGACCATTTAAGAGAGGGTTTTTATTGGGGTTTTGCATAACGGAAGTGCATCTGTCTTTGAAACATAAGGAGTTGGTTCGATTCCAACATCCCCATCCAATTTAGAACACGGAAAATTGGCAGAGTGGTCTAACGCAGGACTTTGCTAAAGTCCCGATCCGAAAGGGTCCATAGGTTCGAATCCTATATTTTCCGCCAAATTTATATACGCCGAATAAACATAAATGGTAATGT